TCCGATCGGACGGCGTCTGCGAGCACTCAAACTATGAGCAAACTTGTTACTGGTGTTGCCCTGGGCACGTCCGGGGGCACCATTCTTAACGGTGTACTCACCAGCCTGAGTCCTGATGAGTGGTCTGCCATCGGCGTACTGGCAGGTATTGCCGGCATCATCATTACAGGGCTCATCAACTGGTACTTCAAACGCAAGGTCGCCAACGCTCAGGTAAAAGCACTTGAGAAATATGGTCCGGCCGTAAAAGTGGAGGAGGATTGATATGACTATGTCCGGCAGCGTGCGCAGAAAACTGATCGCCGCCGCAGGTGGCGGCTCCATGCTGATTGCCACCCTGTTTCTTGGCGGAAAGGAGGGAGCGGAAGGGCGTACTTATAAAGCTTATCAGGATGTGGCCGGCGTCCGGACCGTCTGTGACGGGCATACCGGCAGCGATATCATCAGCGGCAGGCAGTATAGCGATAGCGACTGCGATCGGCTGCTGCAAAACGATCTCCGGTCCGTTAAAAAGGTGGTCGATGGCGTAGTAAAGGTTCCCCTGAGTGAATACCAGCGCGCATCGCTATACAGCTTTGCCTATAACATCGGCCCGTCTGCTTTCACCCGCTCCACTCTGCTCAAAAAACTCAACGCTGGCGATCGGGCTCAGGCCTGCGAAGAGCTGCGCCGCTGGGTCTATGCCGGTGGCATAAAATGGCGCGGGCTGATGCATCGTCGCGACATGGAACGCGCTTTGTGCCTGGCGGAGAGTAGTGATGATTTGGCTGATAAATAACGGGCATCTGGTACTCAGGCTCTTCCTTATGGCGACGGTTGTGATATCTGCCGCCGTTGCCAGTCACTATCACTCGCGAATGTTGCAGGCGCAGGAGGAGATCTCCCGGGCAGTCCAGGCCCGGAAAAAGGCGGAGTCAGTAACCAGCAACCTCATTACCGCAGTAATGCTCTTTAACGATATCGCAAAGGCTGCTCATCATGATCGATATCAAAACGACGCTGAAAGCGAGAGGCGCGTTGTCTACATCAGGCAGGCGGTTAAAGAGGATGCGTGTTCCGCTCACTCTGTTCCTGCTGATGTGGCTGACAGCCTGCGCAGACACAGAGAAAGAATACGTTCAGCTTCCGGCAATGCCCGTTCCGGCAGAGCTGCTGGCTGACTGCGAAATCCCTCCCGTACCCGATCCTATGACCTGGGGCGACAGCCTCGAACTTAACGAAAGGCTTATGACGTCGGTTGAAAACTGCAACCGGGATAAGCGCGCCATAAGAAAAATTGAATCGCTCCGGTAACTCATCAGGCGATTTTCTCACTATCTGCATTTTGCAGGTTATTTACCTTAACCGAAAAATAAAGCTTCTCCACGAGCAAACAGGCTCAATAAACCCTAAAAGGAAATATCATGATCGAAGTAAATTCATTTGCTGAACTCCGCACCACCAAACCTTCTGCATCAGGTGAAATTGCATTTCTTAAGCGCTATTACGACAGGGACTCAACCTTTAATGGTGGTGGCCGCTTTGTAGGCTTTGTCGACACAAAGGGTAAAGCCCCTGCGGATGACAGTGGCACCGTTGCGGTCTCTTCTGCCGGCGATTATTACTGGCAGCGTATTATTGATGATGTATCCGCTATTAATATTTTCCATTTTGGCGGCAAGCGCTTACGCGGCTCGGTTTCATTTGATGCCGATAACGGCGCAGTTAACCACGATGCCTGTATCAACATGTACCGCTGGGCCAGAGGCTTTGTATCACCGGTTGATGATCCGAACAAAAACCCTATCCGCGATATCGGAATACGTTTTCCTGCCGGTAAGTTTATTATTAATCCTGTCGATTTAACCGGTGAAGGCGAGCTGCCATTCTTCAATCTCTATGGCGACGACTGCGAATATGGTGTTGCACCCAGAACGATTATTACCTCGGATAAGTCAGCTAACACCGTTTTCAAAATTAAAGCGCGCCGGACGGCTATTCGCGGTATTTTCTGGGATGGTCAGGCGACCGCCGATACCACGGCAAACACCGGCGCGATTACCACTGCAATGGTAAGTAACCAGCAGCCATTTTTTGAAAATATTACCATTGAAGGCCAGTACATCAACGTCACCTGTTTTCGTGTGGAAAACAATGGTAACTCGGTGTTCAGGTTTATCGATACGCTTGATACGCGACTGGATCAGATTTACTCCAGCAATACCTATGGTCGGGTATTTGACATTACCTGGTCCGATTCACCCCAGGGTAACTGGGACCACTCAACGGCCGTGGAGCTAACCAACTCCAATTTCCAGCACGGTTATGGTGATGCCACGCTGTTTATGCCGCGCGTGGGGCAGGGCCTGATCCGTAATGTATGGATTGAACATACGCGCTTCCCTGGCGATCTGAGTAATGGTCAGTGGATCATTGATGCGCTGAGCATCGAATCCTCCATTAACCCGCTGAAGCTTAACTACTCACGTGTTCTGATGCGCCAGCTAAGCCTGCAGTCCGGTTCCAGCATTGATACCGAGCGCACCGGCTTTGCGCTGCTTTCAAACTATGAACAGGGCTGGCGCCGTGATGAGAACTTTGGCACCCAGATGACGGGTTCGATGAAGGCGGGCTGGTACTCGGGATATCGCGTCTCCAATACCAGCACGGAAGATAAGTGGTTCCGCCTTGGCAAGTTCTTTTTCCCTCGTGCTAATCAGCACTGGAACATCGACATGTTGGGCAAAGCGCTGCGTGATACTCAGACACAGCCAGCTACCGCACCACTGCTTACCAACGTCTGCGGTAAAACATTGCTCAATATTTATCGCGGAGAAAGTTCGGTCGGCGGCAATCTGCATTATGAAGGTGATTCCGGTGTCATCGACTGCATTGTTCGCACCACTGATGATAAAGGAAAATATGCTGAAGTCTGGATCAAGCTTAAAGCACAGTGTGGTGATGTAGTCATCAACCTTACTACTGATGGCCCGTCGCGGTTCGATGGCGGTGAATGTTCACTGTTTAATCCTGATTTGTCTGAAGTGACCAATCTGAATACGGATAACCGCGTTAACCTGTCAACGGTGATGAACTATCACAACGGCACCGCCGGCGTGGGTTATGACGGCAAAGTGGTTACGCTGACGTCCGATCCGGCATCGGCACCGGCCGCATCAGCCACGGCGGCGGGTTACATTACCGTCAGGATTAACGGCGTTAACCGCAAGCTCGCCTATTTTTAACTGCCTGAGAGAGTATTGCGGCAGGTAAAAAAGAGCCTGAACGAGAGTTCAGGCTCTTTTCACTCTCTGTTTTGATCCCAGGTCTCGACAGGTGCCCATCGTATCAGCGTGGGCAGCACGGCGGCGTTCTTGTGCGTTTATAGTTATTCTCCTGTCAGTTAGCTTTGATTGAGCGTTGCCGCGCACCAAAGCTTACTGCTTTGTATGTTTGCACTTTTTCAGCGCCTGATGTTAAGGCGCGGCGGGACTCAGTTCCGTGCCCCTGCGTTGCTTCAGCGTGCTGCTGATGAGATTAAATGCATCTGATATGTGATTTTATTTTTTTTCAGACGTAAAAAAACCCGCGTTACACGGGCGTAAATTCGTTCAATAAGGGCAAATCATTTGTCAGCGTTAGCTGACGACAGTAAGGATATGCGTTCAGTGTTACTTAAGGAAACAACCATTCGACAAATTACTCTGCGTGGCACGCATTGCATAAAAAAGCCCGCTTAGCGCCGGCTTTAAGAGGAAGCATAGTAGCTCAATAGAAGAAAAAGCCCGATAAACCGACATCCCGACCCCGCAAGTGTTAATGTGGTTAGCAGTTACAGATGGGGGATTATGGAAAATGACAATGACAGAGTGGAATTGATAGCTAATGCCATTTTGAAAGCAGCACTCGAACTCGCTGACACCGGGGCTGAAACCACAATCGAAGAGTTGCTGGGCAGGCTTGAGGCCTACCGGCGAGCAACCAATGATGTCTTCATGGCAGATGTATACCGCGATGCCATAGTGATCATTAAGAAAGGCAAGTTGTAAGCATAAAAAGCCCGCTCAGTGGCAGGCTTATGGGTGAGGGAGCATGAAAAACCAGGATGCGATCCGGATATTTTTTACAGTTCAGGCTTCATTTTCCCAAATACTTTCTCAATATCAGCTTCATATTCTTCTTTGTTATCACTCATGGCCGCCACGCCCGGGAGCTTAACGATGTGCTGCCTGAAAGATTTGACGCCGATTTCGGAAAGAAACAAGTGTAAATTATTGATCGCTAAGCTGTATCGATGTAAATGCCTTAGCGTGTGCAATGCCGCATTTCTGCGGCCTTATCTTATCTAAACGCTCTTTCCGGCTACTAACCCGTAGTAAACGCTATCACGACATTCACAAAGCCAGCAGCTAACAGAACAAAGCCCGGAACGA